TTGCTCAATCCGCTGGCGTTGACCTTAGCCAACTGGTCAAGCCCGCGGCACCAGCGGAAGAGCCCGAGGAATGGGTTGATCCGCAAATCGCAAGTTTACAGCAACGCCTTGATGAGCAGAACAAAGCCTTGGCAGCGCTGCAAACTCAACAGCAACGTGAGCGTGAGACCGCGTACCTATCGCAAGTCCAGGCTTTTGCGGATCAAAAGACCGCCGAGGGCGATCTGGCGCATCCGCACATGGAAGCCGCAATGCCTGCGATGGCCGCTTTGCTTCAATCTGCTCAAGCCGCAAACCTGACCGAGGCTTACGAAAAGGCCATTTGGATGACCCCCGAAATTCGGGAGAAAATCATGGCTGAAAATCGTAATGCCGAGGCCAAGGAAAAGACGACCCGCGCCAAGCGCGCGAAACGTGCGGCTCGCGATGTGAAGTCTGAAGTGGCGCCCGTTGAACCCACCAAGCCGATGAGTTTGCGCGAACAGCTTATCGCTGCGTATCAGGCACAAAATTAGGAGTTAGATGATGGCCAATCCAGGCTTGTCGGAGATCGTCACAACGACCCTCCGCAATCGCTCGCGTCAGCTGAGCGACAACGTGATGAAGCACAATGCGCTTCTGAACCGCATCAACGAAAACGGCAACAAAAGGCCGTTCACCGGGCGTTCTATTCAGCTTGAGCTTGAATACGCTGAGAATGCCACCGTGTCGATGTACACCAACTACGACACCATTAACACCACACCGCAAGACGTGCTGACTAGCGCTGAGTTTGACATCAAACAGATCGCCGGCACCGTCACCATGTCTGGCTTGGAAGCGATCAAAAACAGCGGTCAAGAGGCTGTGATTGACTTGCTCGAAAGCCGCATTGCGAACCTCGAAAAGTCGATGATGAACACGCTGGCATCGCAGATTTTCGGCGCCGGCACGAACGCCACCGACCTTGATGGTTTGCAAAAGCTGGTCGCTGATGACCCGACCACCGGCACTGTCGGCGGCATCAACCGGGCAAACTTCTCGTTCTGGCGTAACAAAGTCTATGACTTCAGCGTGCAAGGCGTGACTGCCTCGGCGTCCACAATTCAAACCGCGATGAACACCATCTATCTTGATCTGGTCCGCAATAACGATGCGCCGGACATGATCGTGGGCGGTAAGGATTATTTCAGCTTCTATTGGAACTCGCTGCAAAGCATTCAGCGCGTGATGAACAATGATGAAGCAGACGCCGGTTATATGTCGTTGATGTATCTGGGCTCGCCGGTCTTCTACGACGTGAACGCTCGCGATGCGTCGATGTACTTCTTGAACACCGACTATTTGCAACTGCGCTATCACCCAGATCGTGACTTTGCGCCATTGGAGCCGCGCGACTCGTTCAATGCGGACTCCATGGTTTTCCCTCAAGTTTGGGCAGGAAATCTCGTTTGCTCTAACTGTTCATTGCAAGGCGTCATCTGCGCTTAATTAGGAGGATCATCAATGTCTAAATTCGTTCCATCGAATGTCAGTCATGTGATCGCTCAAGCGATTGACGCGACTGAAACTACTCAAAACGTGCCCCTCGGCACCATTATCACCGCAGAGGACAAAGACCTTTCCACCGATTATGGCGTGGGCGAGTTCATTTACCTCAAAGGTGTTGCCTCAACCGTTGTCGGCTCGGTTGTCGTGTACAACAGCGACGACCATTCGACCACGCTGGCCTCGGCCAACGCGGTCGGGCCGATTGCCACCGCCATGTCTGCCAATGTCGCCAGCCAATTTGGTTGGTATCAAATTCAAGGCAAAGGCGTGGCCAAGGTGTTGGCCGGGTTCGCCGACGACGCTGACTGCTACCTGACCTCGACCGCTGGCAGCATTGATGATGCTGACGTGGCGGGCGATTACATCCGGGGCATGAAAGGCGCCTCGGCCATCGACACGCCGTCCACTGGCTTGGCAGAGGTTGAAATGTGGCGTCCGTCCGTTGCTGACGGCAAAGATAACTAATCCATAGGAGGATAAGCGATGCCTGGCCATTACGGCGGTATGAAGAAAAAGCCCATGGGTAAGAAGAAGCCCATGAAGCGCGGCGGCGGCAAGAAGCCACTCGGCAACTAATGTCGCTTCTCACAATGGTTCAGCAAGCTCTCCGAGAAGTCGGGGAGTTTGAGGTGCCAGCAACGGTGGTCGGGAATTCAAACCCGACCGCCGTACAATTGCTGGCGCTCGCCCAAGTGGAAGGGCGCCAGCTTTCCAAGCGCCACGATTGGAATGTTTTGCTGACCGAGCAAACGACCAACATGGTGGCTGATCAAGAAGCCTACAGCTTGCCTACTGATCTGCGGTTTCTCATCAACGCGACGTGGTACGACCGCACGCAGCGGCGCCAAATGATTGGCCCTGTATCACCGCAGCAATGGCAGTTTTTGAAGTCAGAAAACATTGGTGCGTCGTACGAACGATACTGGCGCATCCGTGGCAATCAAATCTTGCTGTATCCGGTGCCGACTAGCACCGATCAGTTTGCATTTGAGTATGTCAGCAATGCGTTTTGCGAGAGCGCCAGCGGCACAGCGCAGACCGCGTGGGCAGCTGACACCGATATCGGCAAGCTAGATGAAGAACTGATGACCGCTGGTTTGGTTTGGCGGTTTCTCGAAAGCAAAGGTTTGCCCTTTCAACGCCAGTTTGGCGAATACGAACGCACTGTGACGCGCGCTATCGGCCAAGACGGCGCCGCGCCGACGCTGCGTATGGGCGGCAAATATATGTCGCGCGGCAAATCTTATGTCGCTGATTTCAACATCAATTGGGAGGGCGTCAGTTCGACGTGGGATGGCTGATGGCGACTTTACAAGGCCAACAGATCAAGAATAGCTACAAAGACCTCTTACAAGTCAGCAACAGCAACAGCGGTGTCGATGGCACGCTGCGCAATGTTGAAGACGGCGAGGGGACTGTTAGCGCGCTTCAGCTTTCGTCTAGTGCCGCGAAAGTCGCTGGAAATCTGACCGTCACTGGCAACGTTGTTTTCAATGACGGCACCAGCATGTCTACCGCTGCCGGTGGTGGCACCGATCAAAGCGTAAAGGTTTCCAGCAACGACACCACGGCAGGCTTTTTAAACGGCAAACTGGTGGCGGGAAGTAATATCACGCTGACGGAGGGATCGGACGGAGGAAACGAAACCCTCACTATCGCCGCAGCCGGCGGCGGTGGTGGCGGTGGCATCAGCAACGTGGTGGAGGACACGAGCCCCCAACTAGGCGGCGCTCTTGATGTGCAGACCAATTACATAATCACCGCCACAAGCAATCGAAACGTCGAGGTGGCCGCGCATGGCACTGGCAAATTCGTCGTCAGGGGCAATACAAACCCAGGCGCGATTGCTCTAAACTGCGAAAATAACTCGCACGCAATTGTAGTAAAATCTCCAAATCATGCATCTGGAGGTAACTACGAACTGACGCTGCCGACCGCCGATGCAGCTGGGGCTTTGGTGAGCAACGGTAGCGGCACGCTGAGCTTCAACACGCAACTAGGAACTATTGGCGGCTTGTCCAACGCCGATGGGAATTTCATCGTGGGGACGGGTAGCGCTTTTACCGTGGAAAGCGGCGCGACAGCGCGCACCAGTTTGGGCCTCGGCACGATGGCCGTCGCCGCAACAAGCGACTATCTGGCGTTGGCCGGCGGTACGATGACGGGGCAGCTGGTCGCTCATAGCACGGGCATCCAATTCTCGGATGGCACAAGTCTGACCACGGCGCCCACCTCTGGAATATCGGCTGGCAAATCAATCGCGTTGACGATGGTTTTTGCATAGGAGATCAAAATGGCTAACCCAAATATTGTCAACGTCAGTTCTATACTTGGCCAAACAGCCACGGCGACACTTACAACAAGCGCTGCTAGTATTGTCAGTAATGCAGCCTCGTCAGGCACCATTTTGAAGATTGGGACCATTATCTGCTCTAATATAGATGGCTCTTCAAACGTGGATGTCTCAATCGCTATTAACTCGGCTGCGGCCGGGGCGGGGTCGGACAAATTCATCGCAAAGACGATTGTTGTGCCGGCAGATAGTTCTCTTGTGGTGATTGATAAAAACTCGCCATTTTACTTGCTAGAAGATAAGTCGATCACGGCGCTCGCATCAGCAAACAGCGATTGCGATATCACCATTAGCTACGAAATCATCAGCTAACCATGGCTCGCCTGATCGGCAATGTCGACGCAACCGGCTCGCTGTCGACGAGCGTATCTACGCCCGCGACGAATGCCAGTGCGGTCAGCCTATATCTGCCGTTTGATAGCTCTGTCACTGCTGACGGCAGTGCAATCAATCATTCTATAACCGCTAACGGCGGGGCAAACATATCGTCAACGCAAGCTAGGTTTGGTTCAAACAGCGCCGCCTTTGACGGCAGCGATGACCAACTGACTTTTACATATGACACTGGCCAATATTTTGGGACCGGCGATTTTTCTTTCGAGTGCTTTATCTGGATTTCTGCCTACTCCTCTGGCTACTGGCCGATCATCTATCTCGGTGGGCCGGGGGCGACGGGCAACTATCAGCCAAGTTTTGGGCTTGGGGTTGAAAACAGCGGTGGCAAATTGAGGTCGATTGTTGGCGGGACTTACATTGATCACAATCAAGTCACAATAAATACTGGTCAATGGCTACATATAGTCGCGTGTCGTTCAGGTGGTGTCTATCGAACCTTTATAGATGGCAAACTGAATGGCTCGACTGCAAACACATCGAACGTCACCGCAGGCTCTAATAACTCGGCTATCGGCGGCGCCAATTTTGGCGGCGGTGCAGGCACCTTTTACGGGGCAAATGGCTATATCGACGACCTCCGTGTGACAAATGGCGTCGCCCTGTACACGCAAAACTTCGTGCCACCGTCACAGGCGGTCGGCGCATCGCTGAGCGGCACGAACGAAACAAATAGTACGACGGGTTTCACTGAAGTGTATCTTCCGCTGGATACAAACACAAACGATGCGACGGGCAATTATACAATTACTGGAACAGCCAGCGTTTCATCAGCTGTAGCAAAATTCGGTGGCGGCAGCGCATTATTTAATACGGGAACAACTCATCTTACTGCCGGTGGTTCTCAGAGTGCCATGGCATTTACTGGTGCCTTCACTATTGAAATGTGGGTATATCAAACCGCATCACCTACGGGCGGTGGATATACAATCGCCGGCGCACACAATAGCTCAGGGTGGCTTTTGCAATTAAAACCTACCACCACAAGATTTTATATAACCGGTTCAAATCTTGCCGTTTTCAGTGAAACTTTGACGAACAATACATGGTATCATTTGGCTGTTGTTCGTGAGGAAAGCGCTGGTGTAGTAAAATTTTATCTTGACGGTACTTTAAAAGCTACATCCGGAAGCACGCCTTCAACTATGCCTTCTAATAGAGACTTGTTTATTGGTGCTTATCGGTCAGGTTCAAATAGTCAGAATTTCCAAGGATATATAGACGATTTCACAATTTATAATTTTGCCAAATACACTGCAAATTTTACACCACCGACAAGCGCAGCCACAACAACCGTCAGCCAAACCCGCAACGACTTGGCAGTGCTTTATCTGCCGTTTGACGATGGCCTTGAAGATAAAGCGCGCAACCACAGTGTGACGGCCAACGGGAACGCGGCGACCTCTGCCACGCAAGCAAAATTCGGTGCCAAAAGCCTCGCGCTCGATGGCACTGGGGATTATTTGAGTATTTCCGGGGTGCCGGCCCTTTCGCAAAATCCGTTCACTATTCAAGCCTTCGTTTATCCGGCTGTCGTCAACACTTATCAAACGCTATTTG